GGGAGGCGGTCCTTACCCCGGCATTGTACTGAGAGGAGCTTGGAATTACGAAACGGAAGCATGGAATAAGAGTGCAAGTGGCGAAGCAGAGTCCGATGAAGTACTCACCATCACGATTACACCACCGCTTTCCAACTACATCGACGAAAACGGGTATGTTTGGCTTCTCGCAGAAACAACTTACGGCGCTGAAGGCGGAAAGTCAGCAGTGATTTACTGCGATTATGCGAGCTGCACAGTAACGATCAACGGCATAACGTACGTGGATGTTGTTTCTTACCGTGACGCTGACAGGGTTGACGTTAAACCCGTTATTTTCAGAACAGAGTTTGCCCTGAAATCATGGTTGTTTGAAAACGTGTTGGGAGGTTAAGAAAGAAAATGTTTGAGAAACTGTCTTTCGCCTTTGCTTGTCGAACATTATGCGGTAGAGATTTGAGACGTCCTCATATGACATGTTTGTATTGTGCCACAAGGAAAGCCTATTATGGTAAGGGCTACCGTCCTGTGCGGTTCATTGACACTTACATTCTGAACATAGACCGTGAAAGGCGGTTTGCAAAAGCGAAGAGTTTGCTTCTCAAAAAGTTGCTGACTATCTGTGAGATGTTGGCAACATGACAGTCATCACGAGATGATAAAAAAAAGGAGTGTGAAAAAACAAAATGGTTGAAACGTATGGAACGCATGAAAGCCGCGTCTACTTCGTGGTGGAAAGCGTCTATGGCGTAACACCTACAAGTCCTTCGATGCTTGGCATTAACACTCAAAACGTGGAGCCAGCTTTGGATCCTCAGTTAGTCAAGGTTCGAGGTGTTGGTTCACGGGATCTGCAAAGCATCAGCAAAGGCTTGCGAAGGGTGACATTGAAAATTAGCGATTGCCTAAGCAGTGAATCGCCTATAAGTTTCATTCAGCATGCACAGACGCTTAGCCCTTTGAGTATTCAAGTATTGTATTATAAGGGCTTGTTTGCGTCAGCAACGGATATCATCAGTTTTCTCTACACGGGCTGCCGAATTGACAAGTTAAGCATGTCATGTAGTATTGAAGACGTGGTAAAGGGGACAGTTGATGTTATCGGCAAGGATGTTGCTGTGGGCACGGCGAAGATCACTGGAGCCACCTACGGAGACTATGCTGGCGCCGTTCCCTATCATGAAAGCTACGTGAAAAAAGGCGCTGCAGACGGTACAAGCTTGGTAGATGTTAGCACAGTGACGGATTGGAAATTCAATGTTGAAAACAATTTGAAGGCTGTCCCTGTTATCAAAAACACAGACGGGCATCTTCTCAAATATTTGCGAGAACGTCACCGCAACATTTTCGGCGAACTACTACTCGAGTTTGAAAGCAAAACAGAATTTGATGACGTAATAAATGATAGCGAGTTCAGCTTGTCCTTCCGACTTGGCGACAATCCAGCAAATGGCGAGCACACTGCACTTTTCAAATATTGTAAGTGGCAAAACGTTGCTACGCCCACGGGCATTGAGGATCTTGTAAGCCTAAAAGCGCCTTTTGTTGCGAGAGACGTTTGGATAAGTTGAGGCGTTTGACATGGCTGTTGAAGTCAAAGTTTTGCAAAATTGGGGGCGAGAAACTGCTCTGAGAAGAAAGTGGATGCGGATGTGGGAAAAACTTGGAAAACGCATCCTCAAGCTGCCTAAGTGGATGCAGGAAATTGTGCTTGACGACATAAACACGGCAATCAAAAACCGCTTAGCTGTTATGGAGATGATTCAAAATGCGAACAGAAAAAATTGAGCTTGACGAAAAGTTTGGCAAAGAGTATGCTGGACGCTACGTTTTTCAGGAAATATCTTGGGCTAGACGCAGCCGCATAATTCAGAAATACACGAAGTACAGTCAAATGACGGGCCAAGTTCAAAGTAGCGACTATGTAGCTATTCAAGCCGAGACAATCTATGCGAGCCTTCGAGAGCAACCTGAGAACAAACCGATCACACTTGAAAAGCTGCTCAGTGAGGAAGACGGCATACCAGTAGGCCTAGGCGAGTTACTCAGTCAAATCGCGAATAGGCTGAACAGCTTAACGGTTCAAGAAAGCCGTTTTTTGTCAGAGCAATCCGAAGAGAGAAACCAAACCCAAAACTTACGGAGTACAAGTTCTGCAAAGAGTTCGGTTGGACACCGAACCAGCTTAAAAAACAGCCAGCGAAAACGATCCAAGAGTTCATCGTGATAATGAATGAGATTGACCGGCAAATACAAGAGGAGATTGATAAAGCCAAGCGGGAGGCACGAAAGCATTGAGTATTGAAATAAGTTGTGACGTAAAAGGCGTTGAAGAGTTTCAAGAGGCTCTTCGTAATTTTGATTCTGCAATGCAACGTCAGGTGCATAGACAGCTCGCAAGCTGGGCTGCAGACGTTAAAGCACTGGCCCGTCAACTTGTGCCCGTTAGAACTGGACATCTACGAAGCTCAATTTATGCTAAGATTAGTGAGTGGGTTGCTGAAATCGGTGCTGAAGCAACTTACGCTTTGTTTGTTGAGTTTGGAACACATCGTATGAGGGCGCAGCCTTATCTTTACCCTGCGATTCAACAGCATTTGCCACGTCTTGAGCAGATTATTCTTGATGCTTTGGATGCAGCTAAGGCGGAGGCTGGTTTTCGATGAGCTTTCAAGAGTTATCCATAACGATAGCTGCGGAAAACTTGGCGAGTGCAGAGTTTAACCGTGTTAGTGCCGATGCTGCACGTATGGGCGAAGGTGCTAGAGCGTCAGCTGCAGGCTTCAATGAATTGGCTGGTGCTTCTCGGGAAACTGCTGCTGGCATGAGTGAAATGGGTAGTCAGGCACATGAGGCAGCAAGTGGTATGGAAGAATTGAAAACCAAAGCTGAAAGCACAACCGTTAGCATCAGAACCGTAGCCACGACATTAACAACCTTCGCTGGTTTGAGCACTGCAGTCATAAGCCTCGCTGGAGACTTGGGCATTGTTGATAAGGAAAGCGCGAAATGGGCTAGAACAATACTTTCCATCATAACGATTACTTCCACGTGGATCCGCCTCAAATCTTACCTAACAACAATTACCGCGGGGCATACGGCTGCAACAGCTGTGAATACAACAGTTCAGTCAACGAATGCTTCAGCAAGCATAGCCACAGCAGTAGCCTACAAAATTAAGGCTGCAGCCACTTGGATCGCAACGGCTGCCCAGAACGCTTTGAATATTTCCCATGCAACTTTTCTCGCTCTAACTGGTGTAGGAATCGGAGTGATCATAGCTGCAGCTGCTGCTATGGCTTATTTTGCAAGTCAAATGAATGCCGCGACATCCAGTGTTCAGAGTTTCAATGAAGCTGCTTCGGAAACGCCTTCTCGTGGTCGTAGTATAGTCCGTGCTGGAGAAGAGGAAATGTATAGGCGAGGAGTTGAATAGTATTGAGCGTTGAAATTCCGAAAGCCGCCATTGTTTTTGGCAGTGTTACTCCGCCTCAAGGAGACGTCATTGAGTTAAGAGTTCATTTGGGCTGCACGAAAGAGGTTAGCGGTTTTGAGTGTTTGCTTCAAAACTGGGATAAGAAGTATAGTCCGGGTGGGGCATCGCCGATAACCGTTGGCTTGGATGGACACATTGACATTGGAAGAGGCTCTAATGTTCCGCAGATTATCACTTGTCGTGTTGAAAGCGTCAAATGCGAAAGCACGCCTACTGAAAATTACATTCGCGTTTCTGGTAGGTGTTGGGGAGAACGAGTCTTCCGAAGAGTCGTAACGAAAGTTTATGAGAATAAGAAGGGCGAGGATGTTCTTCGTGATCTTGTCGATTATTACATCGGCTTGGATCATTGCCGTGAGAACAGTGCTTTGACAAGTGATGCTGCTTCGGGACAGAAAGACTGTGTTGTAGCGGATGGCTCGATTTTCAGTGCTGGCATGCTTGTTAAGATTAAAGATGATAATGCTTGGGAATACAACGAAGTAGCTTCAGTACTCGGAAACACTGTTACGATGGTTAATAATCTCGCTAATACTTATACGGTCCTTGCAAACGGGAAAGTGTGGATAGATCTCATAGAAAAGACGGATACGACTTTTACTTCGCTTGATTATGAGAACACGCCTGTTTTTGACATTTTGAAATATATTGCTGAAAGCAGCGATAAAAGTGGTGTTATAGGCTACGATTTTCGTGCGTCTGCTCCAGATGGTAAGTTCGAGTTTTTTCCGAAGATTAGTAAAACATCGCCTGTTAGTCTTTCAGAAAAGATTGAGACATCAACCTTTAGGAAGGACATTCACAGGATTCGCAACAAAATTATGATCTATGGGCTGGCTGACAAGAGCGTCCCAGCGGATAAGGATGCTTGGACTGAGAGCCTGACGCCTACGGATGGTGCTTGGAGTGCGGCTGCTGGAGACGTTACGCTTGACACGGCTTTCAAGGCGAAGGGTTCCGCGAGCATTAAAGTTCATTCCGTAAGCATGTATTGGGTAGGCGCAGTATTCACCCTGAATGCTGGAAAAGAAGTTAACTCTAATCTTTATCCGCTTCTAAGCTTCTTGCTCTATTTGGAGAAGAGTTACAATGGTAATGTTAGCGTGTTTCTCTATGATACGGCAAACAAGTATGCTCGAAAGAACATTACGGTCGCTCCAGGTGAGTGGCGTAAAACCGATTTGAGAACAGGCTTAGCGAACGAGATGGAATGGGAAGATGTTGAGGCAGGCTTTGACTGGGCCAACATAAAAAAGGTTAGAATAGACGGGTGGTTCTCTGGTGTTGGAAGCGGTGACTTCTGGATTGACCAATTATTTTTTGGCGGTCGCCGATACTCCGCAACACGCGAAGATTCAGGGTCCCAAACTGCCTACGGTCTTAGGGAACTGACTGAAACAGACGAGGAAATAGTTTCTGACAATGAATGTGATTTGCGTGCACGGTCACTTTTAGACTATTTCAAAAACCCAGCAGAATACCTCACTATACGAAGCACAGTGATTGATTATGGCAATAGTCCTCTTCTTGCCGGAGAAAAAATTCACATTACATTACCGAATGAGAACGTTGACAGTGATTTCCGTATTGAAAGCGTTGAATACCGTGTAGACGCCAAAACCCAGACTTTAGAGATAACGCTTGAGCTTG